AATATCCCAGGCAGTATGCACAGGATAAGCAGGATCATAAGGAATAGAGGCAACTTGTTTTTTATCTTCAAGTTTAGAGAGTAAATCTCCATAAATAGAACCTCTAATATTACCTATAAAAGAACATTCAAATTCTTGGTTATACTTAGCAACCCCCATAACTGCTAAGGCGGATTGCAATTCCTCTTTGTCGACTATCTTTGTATCAGAGGCTTTTGCTTTATATAACAACCAATGTTTATTAGACTGTGCTTTTTGATAATAATCGTAAAATATATTATTCATTCCTGCTGGCGTTCCAACTAGGATCATAAATCCTTTGCGGTCCGATAATGCAGGAGTAATAACTTCATCAATTAAAGCTGCTTGAACTTGTGCAGCCTCATCAATAATGCAGCCATCTAAATATATTCCTCTAATGCTATCTGGATTTTCAGATGACAATAAAGTTATTCTTGAACCATTAACTAAATCGCAGCGCAATTCAGTTTCATTGTATTTAGTACCAGGTATCTTGTCGGTAAAATGTTTTAAATAATCCCAGGCTATCTTCTTTGCCTGGCTATAGGTCGGTGCGATATAAGCATATCGTGGCTGATGATTTCTATTGGTCATCGCCATTTTAATTAAATGATTAATACATAAAACTGTTTTGCCAAATCTTCTATGACAACACAGAACCGCATACCTGTATTTAGTTAATTCATTGTGAATGAATGCCTGTTGTTTTCTTGGTGTATAAGGTAAAACAACTTTCATTAGTGAATGCTAGGCATTTTATGCAGATCAACATATTGCATTCTAATTTTAGAAAATACAAAATCTGCAAAATCTTTTAAATCTTCTTCGCTTTCAAAACCTGAGAAGTTTATTACAAGATCATTATTGTATGTAGTAAATGTAACTGCGTGTACGTTTTTATATTTATCTAAAATATTTTTCATTAATGAGTTTGTTTGTTCGTTCATTTGTTTGATCGGTAATTTATCGCATAAAGACCGCACCCACGATTTTGAGGTGTAGTACCTGTAAAAAAACACATTTTGCCTTTATAAAAATCGAAACTTGCTTGACCAGCCGACACTCTGTGGCTGATTGCCTTATCTATTTAATTAATTGGTGTATGTCTGGTGTAAAATATTATAATTGTTTGTTAAATAACAAACCTCATGATGCGTGCGAGACTGTCTTGTTACGTGTGAACTACCGCACTATCTACCATCTTATCATCAGCACTCACACTCACATCAATCACATTCGTGTTTGTATTCGTGTTAACATCAGGTACATTCCAGGTAATCTCAATCTTGCTGTCTGTTCTAATTTCTTGTTTATCACCATAAATACCAATTAGCTTTGAGGCTAACCAACGATAGTGATGTAATTTTTCTCTAACGATTTGTATGTTACGATTGTCTGCGCCTTCTAGCTCCTCAATCATTGTATCTAAATATGTTTGCGCTCCAATGCGTCTTGCAGTTAAAATCTTGTCAGCAAACTCTCTATTGGTTGCAATCCATTTATAAACTTTAGACAAACTTGGACTATCTTTGGCTTTGCAAATCCTGGTCAACGGTGTTCCGTTCATCAGCTGTGTTACGATTGAGTTCTCTATTTCTGATGTCAGCTGCAATTCGTTCATAATTTTTTAGTTTCAAATTCTTTATTAATTTTATTTTACCTTCGGTTGTCTTTGCAGATCTAGGACCTGTGGAATATCCTCCATGAACTCTACAACGAATATTACCATTTTTGCATAATATTCCTGGAGCTTTGCAAGGAAGTTTGTTTTGCTTGTTTATAGTTTCACAAGCAACTCTAATCTTCTTCATATCAATACTGTAGTGATGATTATCCTAAATTATCCTGTTGTAAGACTTTATAAATATAAAACTTACTACAGCGCATACATGAACTGTAGTCTACTACAGGCTGTTATTTTACACCTGTTTTCTTATTTGTATAGGCTTGGATAATAACTTTATTTATGATGTATGTGAAAAGTAAATATTACGGTAAGCGTATCAATATTTGTAAAGAATTTTGTCTAGTCTGTCAAACGAAAATGTAGAATTTATTTTTCTAACTAACCTTTCCAAGATTGTCTGATATTTAATTTTTAATGTAGTTCGATGATAACCAAACATCTTTGCTAACTTTGTCATTGGAAATCTATTTGCTTTCATCCATACTAATTTTCTTGCAAATACAGGATCTTCATCTACATCAGATTTTATCATAAGCATAACTTCTACAGCAAAATTATATCTTGTGAGCTGCCTTGGCGTGGCTCTGCCTTTGTACGATGCAATATAATATCCATAATCTTGCTCATCGTAAGTACAATCTATTATTTTATACATAGCAGGAACTCTGCGATTATTAGGTTTTGCAATAAATCGCTCTGTATATACAGCATCTTCAAGCAAGATCATGAGCTGCACTTCTGTATATAATTCCTTATTTAGTATCTGTACGTCTAGTTTTTTCATCATGATACACCCAAGGAAATCTTAATTGATCTGGTTTAATTTTTTCAAAATCCTCATCAGGCATATCTCTCAATGCTTCTGATAAATTAAACTGATCTAAATTTGGAAATAAATAAATTTTATTATCTAGTTTTAAATTTATTTGTTTTATTTTATCTGCTACTTTTTTATAACCACCAAAAAGATTATTTTTTTTAAATCCTAAATCTTCTAAAAAAGATTTATAATACGGCATTTCAAAGGTTAGATAATTTTCAGTAAAATTAATAATAAGTAATTTTTTTTTATCTTGTTCTACCTCTGCAATCCTTGATAATATCTCCTTTACTGTTGCAATAGATATCTGAAAAAATCCTGCAATATTTACAATTCTTACAAATGGAGCGTGTTTTTTTACATTATACTCGGAGCAAAGATATTGATAAATTCTAAATTCTTGATTTGTCAATTTCAAATTAGTAATCAAATGTTTACAATTAATATAATAATCTCTCATAATTATTTTTTCTAAATAATGTTTTGTTCTGTTGTGTTGGAGTGTTCATTCTTTTTTTTAAATATTCTTTGGATTTGCAATCTGGAATGTGCTGCTGAACTTTATGCTCCAGGTATTGTAAATATTCGTCTGGTGTTAATTTAATTAGATCGTTTGATGGATTTGGATAAACTCTTTTAATGTTAAATTCTATTATTGGTCTTTGTGAGTTAAATTCATCAACCGTGTAAAAAACCAACCAAAATGGTATATTTAAAGCCTTTGCAATCTCTTTGTATGGTCTTTGCAGCCACTCTGACTTGCCTTTGTATAATCCATCTAAATTGTAAATAGTATCACTTATAACAAGGATTTTGGCGCAAGCTGGACATATTTCACATAAATCAATATCCGTTGCAGCCACTAAATCGTGTTGATTTCTATGCCAAATGCTTACAGGAGTACGTGTTACGCTATAAAACTCATCTCTAGCCATTATTTAATCCGTATAAATTTACAATATTTCCTCAATAATTTACCCAGATAGGCTGTCAAGTGCTTTGTCAGGATTGACTATATAAATAGTCTAAATTATATAATCTTATATATCTATGGAAATAGCTTTAAAAACCATCTGGAAACCAACGCAGCCGATTGAGCAAGAACTTAACTCAGCGCAAAATTTTGATTATTTTATAACATTTAAGAAAAACCCAGGAGTACAAACAGGCACATTTGCAACAGTTGAAATAAACATCTGGTCTTTAAAAGTAACTGATGACTATAAAGGTAAAACATGGACCTATGAAATTTCTGGCAATTCCATTGATGTTTATCGAAAAATTTTAACGTTAGATTTTATTAAAAACAAAGAAGATTTTATAAATGAATGGACTTTTGAAAAAAATAAATATCAAAAAAAATTACTAAGCGGCTATTTTTCAGTTGCAGACACAGCAGAGCAATTAAGCACACAGTTACATATCAATAATTTTAACGATAAATCTTTTGCAGATAAAGCTGAAAAAAATTTTGCAAATGTTTGGAAGGAAGTTCGAGGCAAAAGAAATATATCCATTGATCAAGCAATACATTATTCGCAAATCTTAAACTGCGATCCTGTAGATTTATTATTTAATGAATTACGTTGTGAAGTTTGGGGAGCTGTAGACTTATTGTCAGCAAATGAATTAGGAGAAAATAATT